GGCTACCACAACATGGCAGACCAGAACATACGACCAATGACCTCGACATTACTAAGCTCAACTTCTTCAGGTGGATGCTCTTCACTGTTAAAACTCCTGATGCTCAGTTTGTCAGGCCCTGTGCGATACAGTAATTTCAATCTTTTCCATCCATCCTGATTAATCGCATACACTTTCCCATCAACAATGCGTTTATCCAGGGTATTTATTGCCACGGTAGCGCCATCGGGAATGAATGGCTCCATGCTGTCTCCTTTTGCCGGGAAACAGATTACCCCTGAACCATCGGTATTCGCTCCAATGCGTCGTAAGGTTGATTTTGAGAATCTAAGCTTAAATCCGTTATGGTCTTCATCCATTACCCGTCCATCTCCACAGGCAAACTCAATATCCTTAAGGAAAGGCACTTCCACCTCATCATTCTTGAGAGGTGTTTTACTATCCCATGATTCAACCACCCCACACTTATTTTCCGGTGGTATTTCATCATCATGACGAATGAAATCACTATGTCCAAGAAGGTATGCGACATCACATCCAAGCGCTGCAGCAAGCTCCGGTAAATACCTTGGCCTTTTCGTCTTGCCATCTTCAACTTGCTGTATTGCCTGCTGGGATGTTTTTGCACGTACAGCAAGCTCGGCCTGTGTTAAGCCAAGCTCCGCCCTTCTGAGTTTGACCCTTTCCGCAATGCTCATAAAAACCTCGTTATTTATACCTCCATATTTACAAGAAACACGGTATTTGACAAACAAAGTAGTTTGACAATATAATACAAATTAGTTTGTAAGGAGGTCGCATGGAAACACTTTCTTCCCGAATCAAGCAGAAGCGAATAGAACTTAATCTCACCCAGGCTCAACTGGCTGAGTTATCAGGTACTAAGCAGCAAACAATTCAGCAGGTCGAGTCTGGTTTGACAAAACGTCCTCGCTTTCTTGTTGAACTTGCTCAGGCGCTGAACGTTACCCCGCTTTGGTTGCTGTACGGGAACCGCAAAAAATCATCTTAAGTAACACCACTCACAACGGACACTCGTCCTACGTCGCTGAAAAGCGAACTCCAGATAACAAATCAACCACAGGTTTATGCGCCAGTGCGCATAGCCACAACTAACTATTAACAACAGGAATGTTCACATATGGAACTCACAAGCACTCGCAAGAAAGCCAACGCAATTACCAGCAGCATCCTTAACCGGATAGCTATTCGTGGACAGCGTAAAGTCGCTGACGCGTTAGGCATTAACGAATCTCAAATTTCACGATGGAAAGGCGATTTCATTCCGAAGATGGGGATGTTATTGGCGGTTCTGGAGTGGGGTGTCGAGGATGAGGAGTTGGCAGAACTGGCAAAGAAAGTTGCGCATCTGCTGACAAAAGAAAAAGCCCCGAAGAACGGCGAATTCTTCGAGGCCTGATGTAGAAAGACTGGATCAATCCACAGGAGTAATTATGCCAAAACGTCGTAAGAAATACCAGGAAAAAGAAGAGATTCGACACCCTGATTCACCTGAGGGATTAGTGGTAGCAGCAGCAAATAACAAGGCGTTCGCAGAGCGCCTTGTTGGTGTTTACAGACTCGCCAAAGCAGGAGTGAAACATGGGCGTCGTTAAGTTAGCAGACTACAGACCGTTAGATCCGGTCGTGGAGCGTAATGTGGCAGATCTCGATGATGGTTACGCCAGACTATCAAATATGCTGCTTGAGGCTTATTCAGGCGCAGATCTGACCAAGCGACATTTTAAAGTGCTGCTTGCCATTCTGCGTAAAACCTATGGGTGGAATAAACCAATGGACAGAATCACAGATTCTCAACTTAGCGAGATTACAAAGTTACCCGTCAAACGGTGCAATGAAGCCAAGTTAGAACTCGTCAGAATGAATATTATCAAGCAGCAAGGCGGCATGTTTGGACCAAATAAAAACATCTCAGAATGGCGCATCCCTCAAAATGAGGGAAAATCCCCTAAAACGAGGGATAAAACATCCCTCAAATTGAGGGAGTGCTATCCCTCAAAACAGGGGGACACAAAAGACACTATTCAAAAGAAAGAAATACAAGATAAAAACATTATGTCCGAAAGTGTTCGGACGAAGTGTGAAAAATCATCTGGCCGTCACGAAGAAACCGACAACGCATTCGAGGAAATATTCTGGTGTGCTGGAATGCGGAAAGCCGGGAAGAAAAACGCAGCTTCGGCTTTCAGGACGCAGTTCAGGGAGTGGCGTAAAACCACCAGGGGGACGGCAAGCGAGTTTGCCACAATGCTGGCAGAAGATATCGCGTGCAGGAACGGTAAGCAGTTCGGATTCGACAGGTTGTTACCATCGAGCTACCTGAACGGTCAACGCTGGAACGACGAGAAGCCAGAAACCATTCAACCACAATCCAAACCATCATCCGCAATCACCGTATCGAAAACTGGCTACGTGTTTTTCGACAGGTGAACCATGAAATCAAAAATCAAATCGCTACTGGTCGCTGCTTATAACCACGGCTGGTTAAGTATTTCGTTTGTCGATTTCTGGTTTAAAAATCTCAATCTGAGGGAATCATGACACCGAGTGAACTTAGCGACCTGCTTTGGGCGCAGGTTGACAGGGTGGCTCCGCACCTGTTGCCAAACGGCAAGAAAGACGGGCATGAATGGGTTGCTGGTAACGTCAACGGCGACAAGGGGAACAGCCTGAAGGTTAACCTTAGCGGCAAGAAAAAATGGGCTGATTTTGCTGAGGGAGACAGCGGTGACATGCTGGATTTGTGGATGGCGTGTCGTGGAATTAACCTGCATCAGGCCATGCAGGAAGCGAAGGCATTTCTTGGTATCAGGGAGGACGATCACCATTTCGACGCCAGACGTGAGAAGAGATTCTCCAGACCTGACCGCAAGAAAATCGCCCGCTACGTTACCAGAACCGAATCACATCTTGAGTACCTGCAATCGCGTGGCATATCGCCTGAAGTCGCGAAGCGATACGAGGTTGTCAGCGGAAAGGTCTGGAATGGCGAACGTGAACTGAGTGCCCTGGTGTTTCCGTACAAACGCGATGGCGAGCTGCTGCAGGTCAAGCGAATCAGTACTGAACGTCCGGACGGGAAGAAAGTCATCATGGCAGAAGGTGACTGTGAACCTTGCCTGTTCGGGTGGCAGGCTCTCGATGCTGGCGTGAGGGCGGTTGTACTTTGCGAAGGCGAAATTGATTGCATGAGCTATGCGCAATACGGAATACCGGCGCTATCTGTCCCTTTCGGTGGCGGGAAAGGCGCCAAGCAACAGTGGATTGAGTTTGAATACCACAACCTCGACAGGTTTGAAGAAATATTCATTTCGATGGACGTTGACGATGTCGGGCGTGAAGCAGCAAGGGAAATCGCAAGCCGACTGGGTGAACATCGCTGCCGTCTGGTTACACTGCCACACAAAGATATCAACGAATGCCTGATGAACGGCGTCACCGAGGATGAAATCTGGCAGTACATCGGTACAGCGTCATATTTCGACCCCGAAGAGCTTTACAGCGCCCGTGAGTTTTATCAGGACACCATCAATGCTTTCTACGGCAAGCAGCAGTATCTGTTTAACCCACCGTGGGAAACGCTGGCTTACAACTTCCAGTTCCGTGAGGCGGAGTTAACGCTGGTCAATGGCGTGAACGGTCACGGGAAAACGGAGGTTGTCGGGCATATGGCACTTGAGGCCATGAGGCAGGGGGTAAAAACATGCGTCGCATCACTTGAACTGAAGCCCGGGGTTTTGCTTAAACGCCTGACCAGGCAGTCAACATGCTGCAAAACGCCACCAGTACTGGAAATCGAATCAGCATTTAAGTTTTACGATGACCGGCTCTGGTTATTTGGCCTGACAGGTACAGCCAAGGCTGAACGCCTGATTGAAATTTTCACATACGCCAGACGGCGATACGGCATCCAGTTATTCATCATCGACAGCCTCATGAAGTGCGGCATTGGCGATGACGATTACAACGGGCAAAAGGCGTTTGTTGACGCGCTGTGCGACTTCAAGAATAAAACCAACTCTCACATTATTCTCGTCACTCACTCCAGAAAGGGAGACAGCGAGGAGAAACCTACCGGGAAAATGGACGTAAAAGGCTCAGGAGCGATTACAGACCTCACAGATAACCTGTTTATCATCTGGCGCAATAAAGCTCGCGAGAGAGCGTTACAGCGCGTTTATGCTGGAGAGCAGATTAACGATAAAGACCAGCAGCTTCTTGCTGCACCCGCATCTGTTTTAATGCTGGAGAAGCAGCGTAACGGGGAAGGATGGGAAGGTGGCGTACCGCTATTTCTTGATGAGCAGTCTCACCAGTTCCTGCAAACGGAAGATGCATCCCCATACAACTACATCGCCAATATGCCGAAATCGGAATATGACGAAGCGTGGCGGCAGGAGAACGTTACGGAGTACTGAATGACTAACCGAATAATGCCAGAAATGCTTTTGAATCCACGGTTCATTGCTGTTTTGAACCGATGTATCGACGAAGAAGAATTAATTATTCAATTCGAAAGGCTGTCAGGAGTAAGCCGACCACCAAAGAGGCAGCATCCAGTAGAGCTGATGGTTGACAAAGCGACCGGATTTTATGATGAGCAGTGGAAACTGTTTTTTGAAGCATTTGTCCCGTTCGTCTATGAGTTTATATGGCTCACATGGGAAGACCGTGACAATGAGGAGTACTGGCAATGACCATCTACATCACTGAGCTAATAACAGGCCTGCTGGTAATCGCAGGCCTTTTTATTGGGGGAGAGGGTAAGTGAAGGATTTATTAGTAACACTAAATGTTGGTTTAAGCCTTCTTGGTTACGCCTACATTATGTTTAAAACAGGCCAGTGGATTATTACAAAGGCACTTAAACAGTGGGATAAGCGTAGAAAAGTGTCAGCAAAGCAGAAGGCGGTTGATGCGCTATATGAAGCATACGAACTGGATAAGGTAAGCGAAGGAGATACTGTAAAAGTGGCGACAAAAGAAGGTCTGGTAATCATGATTTGCAGACATGAAAAGACTAATACCATAGCACGCTGAGGGAGAGGAATGATGAGTACATTGGCTCAATTAATTAATGCCGACCTTGAAGAGTCAGGAGCACGGCATTATCGCTACTGGAAAGCTTCTAGACTTCCGATTAGAGAGCGATACAAGCGTAGGCCTAAACCAAAGAGCAGGCCGCGAGACAGGGTGCTTAAGCGCCTCATGCAGATAAACATGTCGCAGTTTACTAATTTCACCTGGTTCAAGCGGTGATGGAGAGGAATATGGACGAATCAAGAAAGCAGTTTTTGGAATGGTGGAGACACCCTGAGCAAGAAGAGCTTCGGAAAAGTTGCGCTGAGGGATGGGGAGAGAAAATATGGTCTGCTTCACGTTCTGCTATTTCGATTGAGTTGCCAGCAAAAAATGATATTTCCAGCGATGACTACTCCATTCCTGACCTGGTTGATTGGGGTGATGGAAGAAACGCTGGTATTCAGGAATGCGCAGAAGCCATCCGCGCCGCTGGAATCAAAGTGAAGGAGTGAGTATGAGCAAAGTATCACGAGGAATGAAAATATCGCTTATTTTCATCCTTAATCCGCATCGTATCTTTTTGGCTTCAGCAGTATGGCTGTCATATTTTGTTTATTGGTTAGCAGATAAATTGGATGATTTTGCGAGATGGCTTGAGAATTTTGCGAATGCGAGGTTTGAGTCATGGCCGCTTATCGGAGAGAGGATGTCTGACGAATTAAACCGGTATTACGCGGATAAGCGCAAGGAGAAGAGCAGGAGGGCAAGTGAAGCAATTATTCCTGCTTCGCAACGAAGCAATCAGAAATAACGCCATAGACGCCATTCTCTCACTACCCATCGACGACAAGTCACCCCACGAAGTCCACGTCAAAGAACCTAAGCGAACCAAAGCGCAGAACGACCGTATGTGGCCGATGCTTCAGGACGTTTCCCGTCAGGTGCTATGGCATGATCAACGACTGTCTCCAGAAGACTGGAAAGACATCTTCACCGCGCTGTGGCTCAAGACTAAAAAGCTGGAGCAAAGAAGCGTACCCGGTATTGACGGCGGTGTTGTTCTTCTTGGGGTACGTACCAGCAAAATGAGGAAGGCCAGCATGACAGAGCTTATCGAAATCATGTTCTGGTTCGGATCAGAACGTAACGTGCGATGGAGTGATGATTCCCGGCGTGAGTATGAATGGTCACAACGAACGGGGAGAGCTGCATGAAACGATGTTATCGATGCGGAGAAAGCAAAGACGATTATCGATTCCGGCCAAATCAACCTTATTGGCACCAATGGTGTATCAGATGTGAGCGGTCGCCAGTAGGTAAATTCCCGCTGCCAGAGACGAAGGAGGACGTATGGCACGACAGCGACGAAGTATCACCGACATAATCTGCGAAAACTGCAAATACCTTCCAACGAAACGCTCCAGAAATAAACGCAAGCCAATCCCCACAGAAAGCCAGGTCAAGACATTCGATTATGTCTATGGGTTGTTGCAGTCCAAATGGAACCGCATGAGGAGAACGCGATGATTGACCTTAATCGAAGTTATGAGAAAGAGAGCATAGCAAGGGCAATGTGCGCAGGATGTAACAAGCAACTGGCACCTGATGAAATTTACGCCTGTGCCGAATGTGTTAACGAATGGCTGGTATATCGCGATCCGAATGGAGATATGTTGAATGAGGAAGGTAAGGCGGCGTTGTAAGAACGAAGAGTGCAGGGAATGGTTCTTCCCGCAATTTCAGAACCAACAGTGGTGTTGTGTTGATTGTGGTACGAAGTTAGCACTCGAACGACGAAGCAAAGAACGCGAAAAAGCGGAAAAAGCAGCAGAGAAGAAACGACGACGAGAGGAGCAGAGACAGAAAGATAAACTGAAGATTCGAAAACTCGCCTTAAAGCCCCGCAGTTACTGGATTAAACAAGCACAACAAGCAGTAAACGCCTTCATCAGAGAAAGAGACAGCGACTTACCATGTATCTCGTGCGGAACGCTAACGTCTGCTCAGTGGGATGCGGGACATTACCGCAGTACCGCTGCGGCCCCTCAACTCCGATTTGATGAGCGCAATATTGCGCGGCAATGCATCGTATGCAATCAGCACAAAAGCGGAAATCTAGTTCCGTACCGCGCTGAGTTAATCCGGCGCATAGGCATAGAGCAAGTCGAGGCAATCGAATCTGACCACAAGCGCCATCGCTGGACTGTCGAAGAGTGCAAGGCGATCAAGGCAGAGTACCAACAGAAACTCAAAGACCTGCGAAATAGCAGAAGTGAGGCCGCATGACGTTCTCAGTAAAAACCATTCCAGACATGCTTGTTGAAGCATACGGAAACCAGACAGAAGTAGCCAGGCGCTTATCGTGCCACCGCAACACAGTAAGGCGTTATCTGTACGACAAAGAAGCCAGGCATCACGCCATCGTTAACGGCGTTTTAATGATTCATCAGGGTGGGAGGGGTGTCTATGACCGTAACCAGCATTAACCAGGCGAAACAGCAGCGTGAACGTGACGAAGCTGAATTGCGCAGCATCAGAGAGATGACGGAGCAACACCAGAAGGCGATGGATTATCTGCATGAGCGAGAGCGTGAACTGGTGAACCGGCTTGGATTGAACAAGCCTGCGGGAGGCGATGCTGCATGAGACTCGAAAGCGTAGCTAAATTTCATTCGCCAAAAAGCCCGATGATGAGT